TCTCGGCCATCAGGACGATATGGCCCTTGGCGTTCTTGATGAAGTAGGCGTTGCCGCCCCGGATCAGATCGGCCACTTGCGACTTGAAGCGCTTGCGGCCCACCCGACCGTGCAGCGGGATCAGCATCCGACCACCGATCACACCACCGCGTTCGTGCATGCCCGACCAGGGGATGCGCGAGCCGACGTAGAGCGCGGGCAGCCGGCTGCGATCCTTGTCCAGCACCTTGGCCGTGAAGCTCTTGACGAAAGACTTCCGCACCACCTTCATCTGACCCGCGACATGGCTTCGAACATCCTGCCGCAGTTCAGTTGCCTCGCTGGCGATCGCCCGCGAGACTGCCTTCTGGACCGTGGCCCGGAACTCGCCACCCCAGCGACGCAGTTGCGCCTGCGCGGCAGCACTATCGATTCGAACGGAGATGCGCACGGTCTTGGGCCTGGTCAGTGAGTCGGTCGAGGGTCTTGTCGAGCTGGCGGCCATCGGCGCGCGCACCGATCGCGATCAGCGATAGCAGTCGGGCGTCCTGCGCGGCGTCCAGACGGACTGTCGCCTCCATGAAGGCCCGCACCTGGGCCAGCGTGTAGTCCAGGATGTCGCTCAGGCGATGGCCGTGCCCGATCAGGTGCTGGATGGCATCGATCCAGCCGCCTTCATTCCCATAGGCTGCGTGAGCGTCCCGAACAGCCCGTCGAGCCTCGGCAGTACCGTCCGCGTAAAAAAATCCGCATTCACCTCGATCACCTTGGCCGCGAGCAGGATCGCTTCATCGGCCGCCAGCTCATCGACCCAAGCCCGGGGCTTGCCGACCGCGATGGCGATCGCGGCCAGCAGATCGTCTCCTCGCTCCCCGATCAGCGCCAGCCAGTCGATCTCAGCCGCGGTGAGTTGCTGCATCACCGGCGAGATGGCCCGCAGGAAGGCCGGCAGTTGCCCGACCTTCAACGGCTTGATCGTCAGCGCCTCGCCGCCGATCAGCAGTTCGACGCCTGCGGGCACCAGGGTATCCAATTCAGTCATGGTGACCCCTTTCAGAGCTGGACGATGCGACCGAACTGGCCGAGCACCGCGTCGATGGGCTTGGATGCATCGGCCAGCAGCGCGCCTTCGAGCTCGAACTTGTTGTACTCGTCCGAGATGAAGGCAATTTCCTTCAAGGGATCGAAGGCGACACGATAGAGCTCGACCAGCACCTTGGCATTGCTCTGGGCGGTGTTGATGCCTTCGAGCCGTAGGTAGCGCTCGGGCAGCGCCTGGGTGAAGATGCCGATCTCGGTGGCGATGCCGTAGCCGTAGTTGGCCTTGAACGGTGCAGTCAGGCCGGTGGTGTCCAGAAACTGGACGGCACCGAAGTCCAGATCGGCGGTGTAGTGCGTGCCAGCGGTCAGCGTCGCGGGCGTGCCGGCCGAATCCGTGATCACCAGGTTCGACACCTTGGGGTGCGCCAGAAAGTAGCGGTCGCCAGGGGTGGGCGTGGCACCGCCGACGGGCTCGGCCGTGACCGTGCCCGGGGTGCCGACAACGTGCGTGCCGTAGAGGGCGAGTGCCAGGTTCTCCTTGGTGAACTCCTCGATGGTGAGCATCACGGTGGCGGACTTCTGCTTGACCATGCGGTGATCGAGCGAGCGCTGGCCGCTCTGGCTCTCGTAGTGCTCGAGCACATCGGTCTTGAGCGAGAGTTTCAACTCGGCCACGTTGCCGGGCGAGCGGACCTCGATCGGCAGGCCGGCGGCGTCGCGCTTGCCGAGGAAGACTCGGCCTTGAAAGGAAGCGTAGGTGCTCACGATTTGGGCTCCTTGCGTGGAATGGGAAGAAGTTCGGTTTCAGACCTGGCGGTCTTGGGCTCGGTAATAGCGATATCGTTGGCCAGCAGCCATTCGGCAATGTCGGCATCGACCTCGAGCCGATCGCCCACCGCGTAAACCTTGCCGGCGTGCGTGTGCTCGCGGATCAGTTGAATTCGGGGCATGGGTTCATCCAGGTTGAGAAATGTCATGGGCGAGCGTGCGGTAGGTCAGCGAATAGCGCGCCGGAATGGCGGCGGCCACTGCGTCGGCGTCCTCCACCTCCCACTCGCAGTCCTGCTCCCGAATGCCGAGTGCCAAGCCGCCCAGCGTCCGGTCGGCCATCAAGGCCGCATGGGAGGCGGTGAGCAGGCGATCGGCCAAGGTTTCAGGGATGGCAGGCGGCACGGCTCGGGCCAATGCGACGACACGCACGATCAACTCGCGCGTGACGCGGTCGTTGGCCCGTTCGGTGATGGACTCGGACTCGGGGAACACCACCAGCGCCGGGCACTGTTCGCGGCTGATGGCCACCGTGGGCGAACGGTGGACCGTGGCCCCGAGGCTCTGTGCTGCCGGACGGACGGCCTCCAGCACCGCGAGCAGGAGTTGTTCGCGGATCGATTGACTGGCCATGGTTCAGAGCCTCGTGAGGGTGGCGCGCCGTTCGGAGCCGTCGCCCACGGTCCGGACCTCGCGCACCTGATAGGACACGCTGTCGATCTCGACAACTTCGCTCGGTGCCAGTCCCACCAGGCGGGAGGTCGGATAAGTGATCACGTAGTCGGTGCTGACGGTGAGCCCATCCAGCAGGGATTCATCTGGGCAGGAGAACCCGACTGGATGAATCTGTGCTGCAGACCCGTCCGAGGGATGCCAGACACAGACCTGAAGCAAGCCGGCGTTGGCTGCCGCCTCGTAGAGCGTTTCAATCAGGCTCATGCCATGGTGAGCTTGACCAGCACGCCCGGGCGGTGGCACATCGGCAGCGGGTTGGACTGCGTGTGCAGGTCCGTGCCACGGTCGAACTTGCGCGGCTCCTGCTTGGCGTACAGGACCTGGCCCAGTGTGTTGGCTGTCTCGTTGAAATCGGCCGGCGCGAAGTAGGTGCCAAAGGTGTCGATCGTGCCCAACGGGAAGGCGTGGGCCTCGCCCGGCCCGATGAACCGGCGCGTCACACCGTTGGCATCAGTGGCCTGGCCCCGGTATTCGGAGAAGGTGATGCCGCCGAAGGTGAAGCCAGCGCGCACATCGTTGATCAGCATGATGCCCTGCTGGTAGTTCTTGTACGCTTCCTTGACGTTGGGATGACTGACCAATGCGCGGAAGAACTCGGGCGAGCACAGGCAATGCACGCCGTCCATGTACTCGCCCAGCAGGCTGTGGTCGATGTGGCTCAGAACGTCGGAGCAGGCGCCGTGCACATCGGTATCAGCGCTTGAGCTAACCCACTTGCCGCTGACGACTGAGCCGAGTTCGAAATTGATCACCTTCTGATCGATCTCGAACTCGTTGTAGAGGTTGTAGATCGTCGAGCCGTCAGCATCCAGGATCACGCCCTTCAAGGCACCCATGCGCAGGTGCTCCAGCGTGATCGCATGCTTAGTGCGCATCGTCTCCAGGTGGCGTGCCATCACGCCCGCGATCGACTCCATCTCGGTTTCCGAGCCGAAGGCGCGCAGTCCCTGGACCTCCTCGGGCAGCACGACATCGTCATGCGGGATGTGCGGGATCACGAAAGAGCGTACCTTGCGCTTGCCACGGATGCCGACGGTGCCTGGCGAGCCAGGCGGGAGCGATGGCAGCAGATTGAGCACGCCGTTTTGCTCCTCGACGACGATCTGGCGTGTGCGCACCGGCTTGGCCGGAAATAGCCGCAACTCCTCCATGCGGCCGTAGCGGTTGGGGACCAGGTTGATCGCGGCCGTCATCGAGGCCATAGCGAAGGCGGGATGGGTGAAGGGGTTCTGCATGGTCAGTTTCCTGGATAAGGTAGCAAGACTCAGGCGCCCGTGCGCACCAGGACGCCGAGTGCTTTAAGTTGCAGCACGGCGGCTTGCTGCTCGGCCAGCGTGATGCCAGCGGGCCACTGCAGCGCGTGGTCGGCGACGATGGCGTGACGCGCCACCATCAGCCCGTCGGTTCGATCGGCCAGGTGGGCGTCGACGTCTTGGATCAGCACGCCCGCGGCGTACTGGCTGCCGTCAGTCGCAGAGGGGTCGATCTGCTTGACCTTGCCGCTGGAGGTCACCAGGCCGACGACCGCGCCCAGCGGTAGGGTTTGGCCCGAGAGCACGGTGACGCGGTCACGCGAGTACAGATTGGGCGCCTCGTACTTGAGGAGGTCGCCAAGGTTGAAGGGTTCTTGCAGTGCGGGCATAGCCGATTCCTTTCAGGTTCAGCGGGCACCCAGGCGGCTCTTGACGGCCTGGACCAGCGGGTTGTGGGGTGAGGCGGGATGACCGGCATGGGCCGCCGCAGGCGACTGCGGATCGATGCGACTGACGATCTCGGGGCTGGCGTCGGCCTGTGCGGCGAGCAACTGGCTGCGCACCTTGGCCGGCGAGGCCTGGGCTTCGAGGAAACCCGCGATCAGGTCGGTGCGACCAGCCAGCGTGCAGGTCTGCGCGATTTCGAGCGCATCGGCCGTGGACATGGCGGGTGCCGCTGCGGTGGCGGTCGCCGGTTGAGGAGCACTGCCGGCGGGTTCGGCGGCAGGCCGATCAGCAGCAAGGTCGATTCGATCGTTCATGGAAGACTCCATCTGGAGGTTGCGGGAAGTCGTCGAGTCGCTCGTCGCGATGCGGACCAGCGGATTCGATTGGAGGGAAACGGATTCGAGAAGCTGGCTGAGCGCGTCATCGAAAGTGCCAATGGCATCGGCCAAGCCGATAGCCACCGCTGCCTGCCCAAAAAACAGCCCCGCTTCGGTGTCGCGCACGGCTGCTGTCTCGAGGCCTCGGTGGCGGGCCACCGTTTCGACGAACAGCCCATAGATCCGGTTGACCTCAGCCTGAAGTTGGGCATGGGCCTGGTCAGAGATCGGCTCGTGCGGGTTGAGGTCGTTCTTGCGGTCGCCCGCAAAGACGGCGGTGTAGCGGACACCGTCCTGGGCGTCCTTGACGGACTGGTCGACGTGCATCGCGATGACGCCGATTGAGCCGACACCGCCCGTGCGCGAGACGAACACCCTGGACGCAGCCGACGCCAGCGCATAGGCTGCCGAGAAGGCCATGTCATTGGCCACCGCCCAGACCGGCTTGACCTGGCTGGCGGCACGGATGCGATCGGCCAGATCGAACACGCCGCTGGACTCGCCACCGGGGGAGTCGACGTCGAGCAGGATCGCGCCGACCTCGGGGCTGGCGAGCGCCGCATCCAGTTGCGCCACCAGTGCGGCATAGCTGGTCAGGCCCGACTCGGCTTCGAGTCCTACCGTGCGGCGCACCAGCGTGCCGTAGATCGGGATCACCGCGACCTGTGGTGTCTGGCTGGGTGCTGCGCGCGCAGGCGGCGTGAAACCAGTGGGCGCTGCCAGTTCGGTCAAGCCGACCCGGTGGCCGAGCACCGAGAGAATGACGTCGAGTTTAGGGCTATGGATTGCCAGCGGCACACCAAAGAGGCGTGTCGCCAGATGAGGCAACAGGGTCATGGGAGTCCTTCAAGCAGGAGGAGGGCTGTCGGCCGACGGCGCGGGGTCAGCATTTCGGTTCGGCTCCGCGCTGCCACCGTCCTTGGAGGTCTTGCGGGGATCGGAGTCGAAGATCAGTCCCAGGTCGTCGGCACGGCGGTTGTCGGCGGCGATCTCGCGGTCGACGTCTTCGGCGTCGTAGCCAAAGGCCGAAATCGCTTCGGATCGACTCATCAGGCCGGATCTGATCGCCAGCAGCATGGCCTTGAACTCCTTCTCGGGGTCGACCCACTGCCAGCCCTGCGGAATCCACTTGACCTGCAGGTACTCACGGCGGCGTCCTTGTCCGCCACGCGCGAAACCGGGTGCCTCGAGCACGCCCGCGAGCACGGCCTGCTTCATCCAGGCTTTCCAGACCGGGCGGCACATCTGATGCACCAGCACCGAGTGCTGCACCATCTCGCAACGGCGCCGGAACTCGAGCAGGCCGGCCCGAATGCTGGAATAGTTCACGCCCGTGAGGTCGCCGGTCAGTTGCTCGTAGGTCACGCCCAAAGCGGCTGCCACAGCCCGGAACTGGTTGCGCAGGAACTCGGAGTACGAGCCGCCGACGTCTGCCGGATCGGAGAACTTGATGTCCTCGCCCGGCTCCAGGATCTGCAGCGTGCCGGGTTCCAGGCCCGCGAGCGCAATCCCGTTGCCATCCGCCGCGCCTTCGCCCATCAGGTTGTCCTCGGGGCTCTGGCGCGTGACGAAGCCAGCGAACATCGCGGCGGTCTTCTTGCGCACCAGCTCGGCATCGTCGTACTGATCGAGCTCGTTGAGCTTGACCAGCGCCCGAGACAGCCAGGGCTCGCCCCGGATCTGGCCAGGACGCAGCACACGGTAGAGGTGGATGATCTCCTGCGCGTCCACCCGCACCGTGTCCATGCCGCCCTGGCCGGACATCGGCGCCAGCCGTCCGTCCTCCGGATGCGAGCGATACAGGTGGTAAGCCACGCGCCGGCCCAGGCTGTCGAACTCGATGCCGGCGCGCACCACATTGCCCGAGGGCAGTTCGGTGTTGAGGTGGATCGGCAAATGTTCGGCTTCGAGCAGTTGCAACTGCAGCGGCACGACCAGCCCATCTTCGGGTCGGCGAGGCCGCAGACGGATCAGGCATTCGCCGCCTTCGAGCATTGCGCGACAGGCCAGTGCCTGCAGGCCGTAAAAATCGGTCTGACCTGCCGCATCGGCTTCCTCGGTCCAGTCGCGCCACAGCGCCTGCACCTCGGCCTTGAACCGCTCGTCACCGGCTAGGCTCTGCGGCTTGATGCCGGTACCGACCGCGTTGGCGACGAAGGCCTCAATGCCTGACTGGGCCCAGGCGTTGCGCCGCACCAGGTCGCGGCTCTTGATGCGCAGATCATCGCCGGTCGCCAGCATCGCCGCCACCGCACCGGGGTTGCCCGGCATCCAGGCGAGCGACCGGCGACCACGCCCGGCGGCCTCGTGGGCAGGAGACTGGCCGAACAGGCTGCGCAGTTTGGAGTACCAGGCCATCAGAAGCCCTTCGAGGTGGTGACGCGGATCTGACGCTTGGAGCGCTGGCCAGACTCGCGGGCGAGCTCGGCTTCGACCGTGCGAATCGCCTCGCGCAGTTCCTCTACCGAGCGGTACTCGACCGTCTTGTCGCCAAAGCTCACCCGGCGCTCGCCAGTGGCCAGCGCTTTCTTGAGCGCGTCGAGTTGGGTGGTGGTGTAGCTCATCAAGTCCTCATCGGGTTCATCGGCTGAGCCAGCGGCTCTTGATCACGCGCCGCCCAGCCGGGCGGGCCCCAGAAACAGCGAGGCCACCGCTGGGGGTGGCCTCGTCTGGATCGAAAGTTGAAATCGGCACTGGATCGGCCGGCGGCCTATCCATCCCGAGTTGTCGCTCCAGCTCGCGCCAGTGACGCTCCTCGAAGCGGTCCAGGCCCGCCGCCGAAGCGGCTGCGCGGGAGTAGACGTAGCAGTCGAGCGCCTCATTGCGCTCGCGCATCTTTTGCCACTCGCGCACCGGAAAGCCGTTGCGGTCGCGCCGGGTGATCAGTTGCTCGGCGCAGAGTTGCTGGATGAACTCGGCGTCGATCTTGGGCAGGTGGACGAAACCAATGGGGTAGACGGTGGTAACCCCGTCCTCGTTGACGTCCGCGCCCTTGCGCAGGTTGTTGTAGAGCTCGAGCTTGGCGATGCCGACTGCCACGGTGAACACCTTGATGCCCCGGCGCAGCTTCTTGCCGCCTTGGCTGACATCGATGGCGGTCGGGGTGCCGATCAGGGCAGCACCTCTGGGGACCCCTTTGACCGCCATCATCCGCGGATCACGGCAGGCGCGCACGAAGGCATAGGCCTCCTGGGTGGCAAAGCCGGTATCCAGCGCAAAGCGGACCAGCGGCATCTGCGCGCCCGATTCGTGCGTCCAGGTTTCGGCCAGCAGCTCAGCCAGGCGCTTCCACACGGTGTCGCGTGCGGTGTCGCCCATCAGCACGCGGTGCTCGATCAGCCAGGACTCCTTGCCGCGCCCAAACGCCCAGATCGACACCTCGATGCGGTCCTTCTGCACGTCGGCTGCGCCCACCAGCAGCAGACCGCCGTAGGGCACCGTGCCGATGCGGTATTCCTCTCGGCGCTCGACCAGCCGCTGCCAATCGGGTGCTTCGCCTTCCTCGACCCAAGTCTCGCCGAGCTCGGTGTTCTTGAAGGTCTTAATGGCAGCCGCCGAGCCGGACTCCTTGCTGACGGCTGCCTCCCAGGCCCGAGCGACGTCTTGCCAACTGCGCCAGCCGACCGGGCTGTAGAGCGAGGATAGGTGGAATCCGGCCATCTTGGTGCCGTTCTCGGGTGCCATCGAGCGCCACTCGCCGTGCTCGAGCATCGAGGTCTTGTGATGCTCGGCGATTGCCGTGTCGCAGGCCTCGCAGACGTAGGCGGCTGTCTCCGGCGCCCCCTTGTCCCAGCGCAGCTGCTCAAAGCGCAGCCACTGCCTGTGACTACAGTGCGGACACGGCACGAAGTAGCGCCGCTGGTCGCTGGCCTCGTACTCACGCTCGATGGCGCTGGCCCCTGCGATCGTCGGGGTTGAGACGATGAAGATCTTGCGCCGGGTGAAGGTGCGCGTGCGCGCTTCAGCCAGCGAGATCGCATCGCCTTCGCCCTCGACGTCCAGCGGGTAGCCATCGACCTCATCGAGGAACAGGTAGCGCACGGGCATCGAGCGCAAGCCCACGGCGCTGTTGGCACCCGTCATCACCAGCACGCCGCCCCGGAACTCCTTGCCCAGGATGGTGTTGCCCGAGTCGCGGCTGCGTGCCGGGGCGATCAGCTCTTTCAACACGGCCGACTCCTCGATCAGCGGGTCGATGCGCTGCTTGGAGTTGCGCTTGGCCATCTCCACCGTCGGCCAGACCGCCATCATCGGGCCCGGTGCGTGGTGGATCACGTAGCCGATCCAGTTCGAGCCCATCTCGGTCGCGCCGAGCTGTGCTGCCTTCATGAACACCACCCGCTCGACCGGTGAGGTCGGCGACAGGCAGTCCATGATGGCCTTCAGGTATGGCGTGCGGCTGGTGCGCCAGCGCCCGGGCTCGGCCGAGGCCTTGCTCGAGAGCATGCGGTGGCGGTCCGACCATTCCGATACGGTCAGCAACGGGTCGGGTGTCAGGCCCTCGCGCCAGGCGCGCTCGATCTCGGCTGAGCCTTCGTAGTCCATCTCCATCAGTCCACCCTCGGTCGCATCTCGCCCAGTTCCTGCAGTTGCTCCCGCACGGCCGACTCGAGCGCGATGTGCATCGTGTGCGGATCGACGCCGAGCTTGGCCGCCATCTGCGCCGACACCCGTGCCGGCCAGTTGAGCCAGGCATCGCGCTCGGCCCTGGCCAGCTTGAACACGTGAGCGATGGCCTGTGGGCGATCGACCAGTTCGCCCTTCAGACGGGCGAGGCGCACCTTGTTCGTCTGGGCCTTGACGACCTCGTTGACCGTGCGGGCTTGCAGCAGCGAGGCGCCCCCCGCAGGCAAAGCGGCGCCCTCGCCTGCTGGCTGGGCCTCCGGCACAGCCACCTTCACGGCCTTGGCACGGGTTCCAGCCTTGGGTGGCTCTGAGTTGCGTGCCCATTCACGGTCGGCCCGGTCGGTGTCGATGGTGCCGTCGGCCTCGGGCGTGATGCGCCCGGCCCGGATCGCTTTGTGCACGGCCGTATCGGTCACGCCACGGTGGCGAGCGTAGGCGCGGATCGAGATTCCCATGGACTGACTTGTTCAATTTCTGCGTGGCATTCGCTTGGCTTTTGTCGGTAACAGCGCGTTCATGTAGTTGTCATCCACAACATCAAAGGAAGCGGACATGAACCACCTCGAGCACCTCCTCACCCAGATCGCCCAGCAACACCTCGACGTCGAGACGCTGGAAACGCGTCGGTCGGACCGGCTGGACTTCCACGACCTGGCGGTCTGGAGCATCAAGGCCGCACTGGAGGCGGCCTACCTGGCTGGTATCGAGCAAGGCCGCCAGGCAGCGAAATCGGATCGGGCCCAGCACTGAACAAAACGCTTGGCTTCAGTCCCGAACAGCGCGTTCATCACATCACCGATCCACCACTCTCAAGGAGCAGCACATGACCACCACCCTGACCCCGGCCCACCACGCGATCCTGGCCTATGCCCTCGAACACACCGAGGGCCGCATCGAATGGTTCCCGGACAACATCAAAGGCGGCGCCCGCCAGAAGGTGCTCGACGGCCTGTCCAAGCGCAGCCTGATCAGCGCCATCGGCACCGACTGGTTTGTCGCGGCCGAGGGCTACGAGGCGCTGGGTATCCCGAAGAAGGCGCCGATGGCCATCCAAGCACTCGACCAGGTCATCGAGGCCGCAACAGCAGCTGCGTCTGCGACCCCGGCCAAGCCCAGCACTCGCGAGAACAGCAAGCAGGCCACCGTGGTCCAGATGCTGCAGCGCCCCGAGGGCGCCACCATCGCGCAGATCTGCGAAGCCACCGGCTGGCAAGCCCACACGGTGCGCGGCACCTTCGCCGGAGCCCTCAAGAAGAAACTCGGCCTGACCATCGTCTCGGACAAGGTCAAGGGCGGCGAACGGGTGTACCGGATCGCCTGAAAGGCCTTACCGCAACAGGCGCGTCAGGCCATCCCAAGCATCCACGATCGGCGCTCGGTCGCGAGGATCGGTAAAACCGACCTCCTCGAGCGTCCAGTGACCACGTCCAAACTGGCACATGCCGCACGCGGCGACCAGGTTGGCCTCCTCGTTGCTGCCCCCGCGACTGTGCGGCAGGATGTGGTCGAGTGTGGCGGTCAGCGCGCTCAAGCCATGGTGCTTGTCTCGATTGGCACGACCCCAGCGCGCGACGGTGGGATACAACTCCACCAGGCGCTTTCGGGCTCGGGGTGAAATGATCCGAATTTCACAGAAGCGGCAGCGCCAGCCATCGCGCTGGTAGATACCGTACTCCACCGATGCACTGGGCATGCGCTGCTTGACCCGGTCGGCCACCACGCCGGATGGCATGCGGGACTGCCAATGAATCGCTGGGTCCACTTTGCCCGTAATGCGCTGGGCAAACTCACTGAGCACGGGCAGGTCGGCAGCCTGGATCCATCGCTGCGCCTCTTCGTCTCGCCCCTGAATGGCTGCATCCACGGCCAACGACAACCGATCTGCGGCCAAGGCCAGCTCAGGGATGGGAGGTAGAAAACACTGACGGACTCTATCCGATGGTTGCAGCATGAAAAGATTGTCTCCCCAGACGCTTGGCTTCTCAATCGGACAGCGCGTTACTACGGGTGTCGCCACGATCAACCCCAAGGAGCCCGAGATGACCACCACCCAGCCCATCCCCGCCACCCAGAACGACGCCTGGGGCTTTTGGGGCACGATGAAGGAGAACGCCAGCGCAGCCTGGCCACTGGCGATAACCGCCATCGCGGACGCCACCGGCGAGCCCCTCGAGTCGGTCCGGATCTTCCTGGACAGCAGCCACGGGCGCCACTTTGCTGACGACGTGCGCAACGGGCTACTCCAGAGCATGCCTTTGAAGGACGCCGTCAACACCGCCACTCAACGCTGGATGGGCTGGACGATTGGACGCGAGACCAGCAAGCAGTACGGCATCCCCAAGGGGTTGCCCTACCTATCGGGCTTTGTGATTCACTGCGCGATCGTCGAAGAGTCCCTGGAGGGCTGATGCACCCGGATCGACTCGAACACCCGGCGCAGCGCAAAGCTGCGCACCAGCGACACGCAGGTGAAGATCAGTCCGATCGTCAGGTTGTCCTGCACGCTGGCCTGCCAGCCAAACAGCGGGAAGACCAGGATCTGGGTCGTGACCGCCACCCCGTAGCCGACCAGCACATTGGCTATCGACTCCACCAGAGACATCGTGCGTGTCTGCTTCATTCCACCTCCTCCGTCATGTCTGGGACCAACTCATCGAACGGCATGCCGTCCGCCTCTCGCGTCGCCTGCTGGCCGGTCCAGTCCTGCCAACGCCGCACGATGACGTCGACGTACTTGGGGTCGAGCTCGATCAGTCGAGCTAGCCGCCCTGACTTTTCGGCTGCGATCAGCGTGGTGCCGGATCCACCGAACGGGTCCATGACCACGTCGCTAGGCCGGCTCGAATTGCGGATCGCACGCTCGACCAGTTCGACCGGCTTCATCGTCGGGTGCAGGTCGTTCTTCTGCGGCTTCTTGATGTTCCAGACATCGCCCTGATCGCGGTCGCCGCACCAGTGACGCTGTGCTCCTTCCGGCCAGCCGTACAGAATCGGCTCGTACTGGCGCTGGTAGTCGGCCCGTCCCAGGGTGAAGGTGTTCTTGGCCCAGATGATGAAGGTTGACCACTTGCCTCCTGCCGCGCGGAATGCTGCCTGCAGCACATCCAGTTCGCTGGAGGACATCGCCACGTAGATGCCACCCCGGCAATGCGAGAC